GGGTATAATGATGATTTAGTTATGGCGCTGGCGATTGGAATCTGGGTAAGGGATACTGCGCTTAGACTTCAAATGGAACGAACTAATCTTACTAGAGCAACATTAGATCAAATCGTAGTTAAAAAAACATCCGAAACCCCGATGTACAAAATAGGCCCACAGCGAGCAAAAGATACATGGTCAATGCCAGTGGGACCAACTAAATCTCCATGGGGCTCAAAAAACGAGTCCCTGACGTGGCTTTTAGATTAAATTCGCTATTTATACACAAGAAATATACACAGACAAAGAAATACAAATATATGGGAGAGCCAATTAAACAATTTGAAGATGATGTGGTAGATATAAAGAAACAGTCTCTTTATGCTAGATTAAAACGACTATTTTCTACGGACGTAATTGTTCGTAATGTCGGCGGTAAGCAAATTAAGATTAAAGATACTGATAACATCATGTATGCAACGGATCGCAATTCGTTGCGAGATAGATTTAATCGAATTCGAGCCACTTCGTATAATGCTTACTCAAGAGATTTTGCCCTGTCTTATCAGGCCGCAAGAATGGATTTATTTCGAGATTATGATTGTGTCGGACCCGATACCATTATCCCATTGCCCGATGGTTCTCGTCCAACAATAAAAGAATTAACAGAAAAATATAAAGATAACCCACAGGAACGTTTCTTTGTATTTTCATATGACCACGGAGGCGACTCGATTAAATTAGGAAAAGCATATCACCCAAGAATGAAAGGTCCACGTATTGGATTTAAAGTAACATTGGATAATGGTCAATATGTAATTGGAAGTATTAAACATCCGTTCCTAATGCGAAATGGTGAATATAAAACAATCTTTGATTTGAAAGTCGGTGAGTCAGTAATGCCATTTAATATAAATGATGATAGAATTTATAAATGTGTAAATGAGACCGAAATCGGGATGTTTTTCGTGATGTCAGCGGCATTAGAGGGAAATTATAATGTATCTCCTAAAATTGCATCCATTGAATGTATTGGAGAAATAGAAGTATATGATATGACCGTGGAAGAATATCATAATTTCGCTACTGATAGTTGTTTTGTATCAAACACAATGGATCAAGATCCCATCCTGGCATCATGTTTGGATATCGTGGCAGATGAGTGCCTTACTCTCAACGAATTAAAGGAAGTAATTGTTATTCATTCTAAAAACAACAATGTTAAGAAGATTCTTCATAATTTATATTATGATATTTTGAATATTGAAGGTAACATGTGGTCATGGACTAGAAATTTATGTAAATACGGGGATTTCTTTTTAAAATTATATATTACTCCGGAATACGGTATTTACATGGTGGAGCCAATTTCTCCGTATAATGTTGAACGTATTGAAAATTGTGATCCCTACAACAAACGATATGTTAAGTTTCAACTTCGTCCTACGGATACTTCACAAGCCGAGATAGTAGAGAATTATGAAATGGCACATTTTCGATTATTATCGGATAGCAATTTTCTTCCATATGGAAAGAGTTATATAGAAGGCGCAAGGCGAGTGTGGAAACAGCTTTCGTTGCTCGAAGATGCCATGTTAATTCATCGTGTTATGCGGGCACCAGAACGCCGGATTTTTAAAATTGACGTGGGAAATATTCCTCCTAATGAGGTTGATTCTTATATGGAGAAATTAATATCCAAAGTACAGAAAGTTCCTTATATGGATGAACGAACCGGAGACTATAATCTTCGGTTTAATTTACAGAATATGGTACAAGATTTTTATTTGCCGGTTCGGGGTGGAGACAGTGGAACCGCAATCGAATCTCTTCCCGGCATGGAATGGACAGGTATTGAGGATCTAGATTACGTTAAAAACAAAATGATGGCGGCTTTGAAAATTCCCAAGGCATTTTTAGGGTACGATGAGTCAATATCAGGGAAAAGTACTTTAGCTTGTATTGTTCCGGAAACAAAAATACCATTATTAAATGAGAAAATTAGTACTGTAGAAGAATTAATTAAAGATTATGATGCTGGTATTAAAAACTACGTGTATGCTTTTGATGAAGCAACTAAAAATATTGTTCCCGGCGAGATAGAATGGGCGGGATTTACTAGAATGAACACTGATATAGTTAGAGTTCACCTTGATAATAGTAAATATATTGATTGCACACCGGATCATCGCTTTATGTTAAGAGATGGGACATGGGTAGAAGCGCAAACCTTAACCCAAGGACAATCATTGATGTCATTATGTTTATCAGAAAATATAGAAAACCATAAAGTAGTAAGAGTAGAGATATTGTCAGAAAAAAGAGATACTTGTGACATAACAATAAAAAAACATCATAATTTTGCAACATTGGCCGGAGTTATTATTCATAACTCGGAAGATGTTCGTTTTGCGAGAACGATACAACGACTTCAACGTATTTTAACTTCCGAGTTAAGTAAAATTGCCATTGTTCATTTGTATGCACAAGGGTATAGGGATGAAGCATTAGTAGATTTTGAGCTTGAACTTACCAATCCAAGTACAATATTTGAGCGGGAGAAGGTTGAAATTTGGTCCGACAAAGTTGCAGTTGCAACTGATATGA